GATAGAGAGCCCGACAGGAGTCGGAGCGTCCATAGTAGCGTTGAAACGCCGTAACTGGCGCCGAGCGAAGGGACGCAGGAAGGTGGATGCATGAAGGACAGACAGATGGAATCCAACCCGACGAGAGTGTCCCGGTCATCCGGGGCTAACCGCGCGGGACGAGCCCGGCCCGATTGGGGCTGGGTCGAACCATCGGTCTGGACGGATCGCATGCTGGCGGCCCTGCATCGCGGGGTGAAAGGAGATAAATGGTTCAGCCTGATTGACAAGGTCTGGCGTCTGGATAACTTGCGTGCGGCGTTCGCGAAAACGAAGGCCAACTGCGGTAAACCGGGCGTTGACCACGTGACGCTGGAGATGTTCGAGTCCCGCCTGGACGAGAACCTGGAACGCCTGTCGAAATCGCTACAGGACGGCACGTACCGTCCGAGTGCGATACGGCGGGTGTGGATCCCCAAACCGGGAAGCAAAGAAAAGCGTCCTCTGGGGATTCCGACGGTTCGCGACCGGGTGGCCCAGGGTGCGTTGCGACAAGTAATGGAGCCGATCTTTGAACGGGACTTCGCCGAACACAGTTACGGCTTCCGTCCCGGGCGCCGCTGCCAGGACGCCCTCCGCCGTGTGGACTCGCTGCTGAAACAGGGATACACATGGGTGGTGGACGCGGACCTGCGAAGCTACTTCGATACGATTCCCCACGCGAGACTGATGGACCGCATACAGGCGAAGGTCTCCGACGGACGTGTATTGAAACTGACAGAGCAGTTCCTAGAGCAGTCGGTGATGGAGACGGCCCGCTCGTGGACGCCCACCAAGGGTAGTCCGCAAGGCGCGGTGATCAGTCCGCTGCTGTCGAACATATACTTGGACCCGCTGGACCACAAGTTGGCCGCCGCGGGGATCGAGATGATTCGCTACGCGGATGACTTCGTGCTGCTGTGCCGCAGCGAGGCCGAGGCCCGAGAGGCCTTGGCGGTAGCGCAACGCTGGCTGGATGATGCCGGCTTGACGCTGCATCCTGAAAAGACTCGGATCGTCGACGCCACACAGCGTGGCGGGTTCGACTTCCTCGGATACCATTTTGAACGGGGCTATCGCTGGCCGCGCGACAAAAGTATCCGGGCGTTGAAGGACGCGATCCGCAAGAAGACGCGCCGAGCGAACGGCCACAGCCTGGAGACGATCATCGCAGAGGTGAACCTCACGCTTTGCGGATGGTTCGGATACTTCAAGCATAGCCACCGCACCACGTTCCCTAGTCTAGACCGATGGGTTCGTATGCGTCTTCGCAGCATCTTACGTATGCGTCACCATGGAAAAGGCCGTGGCCGAGGGAAGGATCACTTCCGCTGGCCGAACCGCTACTTTGCCAAACACGGGCTGTTCTCTCTAGCCGCAGCCCGTGACTTGGCCTGCCAATCCGCTAGAAGGTGAACCACCGACCGGAGAGCCGTGTGCGGGAGAACCGCACGCACGGTTCGGAGGGAGGAGGGACCGGGAACTAAACCGGTCCTTCCTACCCCTACCAAATTACTGCCTCTAATCTCGCATTGACACATCGCCAGCTTCGTTGAACCGGGAAAGATTTTCAGAAATTTTGTTGGTCGAAAGTGAAAATTTTTCGGGCTCGCCGTTTTGTTGTAACACTACGCAATCACAAGCGTTATGCGATTGACATTTCCGCTGGACAAAAAATCTTTTTGGGGGGGTGGTCAAAATCGCGCCTTTTGCGCCAGTATGTATGTATACGGAAGATACAGTGCGCAATCACAGTTGGCATAGATGACACACAGTTGGCATGAGATCGGGGATCGGTCGAACTGCTATCGCGCAGACGATAAGCGTAAGGCCTTGAAATCGCTCCCTTTTCGAGGCCTTGCGCTTATGAGTTTTGCCGTCTATTCTGCCGACCGAAACGATCCCGGTCGTATGTCAACTGTCTGTCGTTTCAGTGGACGTGCCGGGAGTCGAACCCGGGTCCCGTGACGCTTTTGATCAAACCTCACACCGTTACCGCCGTTGTGGCCATGGCGGCTTACCATGCAATCCGACGCTTCCACCACTCGTTTTCCTGAAACGAGAAACTGCCCGCTGTCTCCATGGGTCCGCTTAGCGGGGTCAGCGGCCATGGTGGGCCGGCGTTACGCAGCCCGTTTCATCTGGTATTCGCCAGTTGAAGATTCGGAAGGCTTTTATGCTGGCCTGCCTTGCCATTCCAGCCGGTGTAGTCGTGACCGTCACTCGTCCGGTCGAAACCATTTCACGCCCTATTCGGTTGTAATTACATCGCTGTTGACCATTTCGTAACTGCCCGTTAAAACTACGTTATCGATACGTCACTGGGCGTGTAAAGACGGTGGGTCCTGGCCGACCCGCCGCGATGGTGGTTAGCGTAACTGCCCGCCACCCGCGTCCGGTGACCTGTCGGGGCCGTCACTTCTGGCCGTTTGCTTCCTTGACCTGGTCGACCTTGCCCTGGGCAAACAGGTACGCCACGATCGACGCGACGGCCACTACGCCGCCGATGACCTGCTGGGCCAGGGATGCGGCCTGGTCTTCCGGCGCGTCGGAGAACATCACCACCAGGCCGGTGATGACGCCCGATACGGCGACCTGGAATTTGCGGCTCTTGATCTTGCTTATGTAACTATCCATTTTCGGCACTCCTTTGCCTGTGCTGCGTTTGATGGTTTCCGGGGCCAACCTAGGCCGCCAGGATAGTAAACAGTGCGTCGATCACGAGCGGGGCGATCGTCGCGGTAATCTCCGCCACGTCCGCCTCGGTCTCGGTGGCGTCGACGAGGTCCTCGTAGCGTTCGTCAGCTTCGAGGCAGCGGATGATTTCCGGGACGATCGGCTTGCCGCCGAGGGATCGTTCGATCCCTTCTGACTGGGCCGGGTGGCGGGCCTTGAAGTGCGACCACGTCAGGCCGGCGGCCGTGGCGATTATGTCTTTGATCTCGGGCGGAACGGGGGCCGGTGTTTCGCTTGTCGATGTCTGTGTCATTTTTCTACCTTTCTGTCCTCTGTCTGCGAAGTTCTTCGATGAGCCTGCTTACCTGGGCGTCGAGGCCTGAGTTGCCCAGTGATGCCCAGGCGGTGTTGAGCCTGCGGATCTGGGTAAACGATTCGCGGGTCGCGGCGATGTTGGCGGTGTGCCGTTCGTACATCTCGTCGACGGCCGCACGCCGCTTGGCCTGCACTTCGAGGGTGGCATCGAGGGCCTTGTGTGCCTCGTCGAGCCAGGCGTCGTCCAGGGCTACCGGCTTGCCGTCCAGGCCGATGACCCTGCCGGCGGTCACCGACCTGATGTCGGTGAACACGTCGGCTACCGAGGCCTTCTTCTGCAGGTCGAGCTGCTCGATTACCAGCCCGCGCCAGGCGTCGGCGTTTGCCTGCTCGTTGGCGCAGCCCAGCTCGCCGCGATCGGCCCAGGCGGCGATCGTCGGACTGCATCCCGCAGCGCCCGCGATCGCGGCCAGGGCCAAGACCATCAATAACTGTCTCATTATTGTTCTCATGTCAGCATCCTTTCTTCTTGAGTTTGACGAAATCGCCCTCGCGGGCATTGAAAATTCTCGCGGCCGAGAATCGCCCGGGCGCGGCAGTCGGTTTGGTGTTTGATGCCGCAGCCGGTATTATCGCAGGCCGCACAGATCGCCAGGCGCCGGGCGGCGATCGCACCGGGATTGCGTATCTCCGGAAGATCGTCGATCGACACGCCGTGGGGGCAGTCGTCCGGGGCGCCCGCCGATATACGCCAGGCGGTGACGGTCCGACATGCCCGGCAGTGGGCACGGGAGGCACATTCCGGCGAGCCTGTGAAGTTCGGAATTTTCGAGCCGTGATTCATGTATCACACCTTGACCACCGTGGCGGTCCCTCCTGCGTGCCCCGTGGCCCAGGCCCCGGTGCCGTCGATGCCGCCGCCGCAGGCGGCCTCGTCGGCGTTGATAACCGTGGTTCCGCCGCACGGGGTGGCCGTGTTCTGATTGCCGACGAATATGGCGGCCGTGTTTTGATTGATTGCGTTTCGGTGATAGGCCGTCAGGGCCACGTTGCCGGCGGCGATCGTCAGGTCCAGGCGGATATTGTCGATGAAGTCAGTTGACCAATTGGCGGCCCCGATACAGCCCCCGACGCCGGCCGTCCAGATACCCGTTTCCCCGGCGTCCATGTCGCCATCGTAAAAGTAATGGCACGGGTCTGCGGGGTCCTGGCCCAGGATGTACGAAGCGGAGATCGCGGGACTTGGATTGACAACCCATTTAATGAACTTGCCGTCTGCCATCACGTAACAGCCCGTGCAGAGACTAACCCCCGAAAATGTCACCCTGAACCGCCAGGGCGTAATACCCTCGCAATGGGCGCACTGCTCGGCGCAGCAGCAGTCGGTGGGGTTGGTGACCATCTTGCCGTCTTTGATCAACAGCTTGCCACCTGGCAGGTACAACGGGCTTTCGGGCGGGTCAGGCGTCATGGTTCCGGGCACTCCGTACCGGTTTCGCCCCAGCTCAGAGTCCCGACGCCGTTGGCGTCTACAGAGAGCTTGAGCCAGTAGATATCCTCGGCGGCCGGGAAGGGCGGCAGGAGGGTCGCCTGCGGCGCCGGCGGCGGCGAGTCTGCCGGCGGGCCGGCGTACTCGGGATTGATTGCATCGTTGCTATCAGTCATCGTATTGCTCCGCCGTAACGCCGCTGGCGATCGCTGCCGGTGCGGTCGTGTCGGCGACCACGGGGATCATCACCGCCGCGTCGCCGGTGGCACCCGCTGCGGTGACCGCCCGGGCGGCCAGCTTTACCGTCTGGCCGTGCGAAAACGTCTCGGCCAGCGTTACCGTCTTCGTCAGGCTGCCGGTCTCCGACGATCCGATCGCGATCGTCGCTGCCGGGGTCGACCAGTCGTAGGCGCCGTTTGTGAACTTGGCGATCTTGATGCTCGTAGCGGCCGCCGGGGCCCCGACGGTGTTGTAGTGGACTTTGACCCTCACGTCGCCGCCTGCGATCGCCTTGGCGACCGCACGGGTCAGGGGGTTGGGTTTGGGTCCGATCAGGGACCCGGATTCGATACGCACGCGGACGATATTGCTCAGGGCCGACGGCTGGTAGGCCGAGGTCTTGTCCAGGAGGCCGAACCAGTGGTCTGTGTCTTCGGCCAGGCCGAGGCCCGCCAGGGGGACGGTCGCCTTGCCAGGCGGCATGAGGGCCACGGGGTTGTCGGTGTCGATGTTGTCTTCGGAGGCGCCCATACACAGCTCGTATCCGCTGTGGGGCGGATCGGCCGAGGGAATACCGGCGGTGACGTAGGCCGTTGTCGCAGAAGGCTCGGAGGTCGAAGTGTCGGGGGCGGGCAGGCCTGCGTCGACATATGCGGTGGTCGTCATAGGGTCACCGCCTGCCGCCTGGCGGAGGCCTGGTTGGTCAGGGCGTAGTTGCGGTCTGCCAGTGTAGCGTTGTCGGGATCGATATAGCCGATGTCGGCGACGACATCGGAGATCGTCCGGGTCGATGCACCATCGACTAGGTCGACGCCGTTGGCGTTCGTCCAGTTGGCGGTATTGCCGCCGTAGAAGCAGAACTTTTCGTACCAGGCGGACGTCCCGCCGACGCCGGTGGTGTTGTTCGTGATCCGCACACCCACGAGAGACGCCCCGGCGACGTATATCGAAACCCCGGTCGTGTTATCGTCGGCGACGCAGTTGTAGAGGGTGGACCCCTGCCCTGTCTTAATGCCGGTGGTGCATTGATAGGCCAAGCACCCGCTCAAAGCCCCGCCAGTATTAGGATAGAAGCCCGTGACGCAATTGTAGGCAACACAGTGAGAGTACGAACAAAGCAGCCCGGTAATACCGTAGGTACCGGCGATGTCGTAGGCCCTGCACCGATGGAAGCTGCTGTACCGGATGTTCGACAACCCGCCGAATCCGCAGCCACCGCTGCCCGAAGCGACACAGTCTTCAAAGTGGCTGTATACTGACAAGCCCGTAGAACAAACCCATCCGTGGCTCGCGGCGTTGGCTCCGTGGATGTTCCGGAAGTGGAGATAGTCCTTTCCGGCGAGGTCGAAGTTGTACGTCGCGATATCCTTGGCGTCGAAGATCGCCTCGGAGCCGTCCTCGACCCACGCGGCATTGACGGCGATCACCGAGATCGGCTCGTCGGCGTCGCCGGTGTTGTTGTCGGTAGCGTTCCCCGGGGCGCTCACTGCGGCAAGGGGGTCAACGTCTGTCGGGTCGTTGGCACCGCCGCCAGCGTCGTCGTTGGTCACGCCCTCGGCGATCAGTATATCGTCCTTGTCGTATCCCGAGTCCAGCCAGACGAGGGCCAGGTCGTTGGCCCCGAGGAAGCCGCCGGAATTGGTCTCGACGACCACACCCTGCCACGTCGAGCCGGCGTCCTTATTGTGGACCACATCCCCGATCCCCCAGGCGGTAACGCTGGTCCCGTTGCAGTCGATCAGGACCAGGCGGGACTGATCGCCGGTCCCGGCCTTAATGTAGAGCGTGTCGCCTTTGACCAGGGCCGTGGCGTTGCCCGTGCCCCGGATCGCCGCCTGCAGGCCGGCCGGGCCGGTGTATTCATTGCCGGTCTTGTCGACGCCAGTCGCGTCGGAGTAGGCTTTTGCAGGGTCGAGATAGTAATCGGTCATCTTCCGACCTCCAGGCCCCGGTTCAGGTTCAGGCCGTGGCGCTCGCAGAATTCGTCCGCGTCGGTCAGTCCGCCGGCACGGGCGGCGGCGATGACATTTTCCAACTCGCGGCGAGGCATGGGGATCATCTCCTCGCTCACGGGTTCGGGGGGCAGCGGCCGCTGGTCGAAGGTGCAGCGATCGTCGCAGATCGCATCCAGGGGGGGCTCGCAGCGGACAAACCGGCAATTGGTAAACTTCAGGCCTTTAGCGCCGATGCAGATCGGCCAGTTCGGCGACGGTCCGATCAGTGTCGAATCCTCTACGGAATCGCCGTCAGCGGCGCGGGCCTCGACTACGCGCAATGATGTTCCGGTGTAGGTTGCCATGGTTATCTGCCCGCCTGCGCTTGTGCCAGATCGATCTCGACCTGGAAGCCGACTTCCGCCTGGCTGTTGTCGTCTCGCTGGATGCAGACGATCGGCTGGAGGACCTGGCCCGCCGATTGGGTCATATCGAGCGTCGCGGCCGTAGCCACGCCGTCTACGCTCATCACCACGGCCGTCAGGTCGGACATGTCTATCCGGAAGACCGTCCAGGTATCGTCGACCAGATTGATACCGGTATCCTCGTCGTCGGTGTCGGTGGTCCCGTCGTCGGCTTCCTGGTAGATATTCAGATCGGCGGCTCCCTTCAGGAGGAAGCCCACCGAGTGGTCGACGTTGTCGAGCGAATCCTCGGCGTTGGTGTGGTCGGCGATCAGGCCGATGAATATCCGTTCGACGCTGGTCAGGTCGGCGATCCCGTCGACGCGGATGAGGAATTCGGCAACCGGATCGTTGTCCGTGTCGATCATCCGCTGATTGCCGTGAGTAAGCTGGGCGGCTTCGGCCGAGTTGGCGGCGGTGAGGGCAAGCTGGTATACGCCGGTCGGCTCATCGGCCATGTAGTCGGCGGTGGCTGTGTTGTGGGTATCGGAGGCCCACGGGGCCGGCAGGGTCACGCCCGGCGCCGCGACAAAGCCCTCGGAGATCGCGAAACGCCCGGCGGCAGGGTTGACCGGGGAGAATACCGCCAGGCCGCGAAAGTCGGTAATGTCGACGAAGTCGTAGTATCCCGACGTGCCCGCCACCGACTCGGAGCCCGTGTCGATCGTCGCCAGCGGAATGTGCGAAGCATGCGGCCAGCCGGTGATGTTTACCGTCAGCACCGCTGCGGCGGTCAGGTAGATGTAATTGGTTGCATCGTCGGTGAGGGCCTGCCCGGTGGCGCCCGCGTAGGTGCGCATCGCCAGACCGTCGGGGAACCGCCCGGCGTTGACGCCAAACTGCAGTTCGCCGCCGGTATCCTTGTAGACGCGGAGTTCATCCGAAAGCATCCCCACCTGGAGAAGGAACCAGAACATCTTCAGGTATGCCGTGTAGTGAGGATCTTCGCCGATCGTAAAGAACGGGAAGCCGGAAAGCGAATCTTCAGATGCGCTCAATGCGTTGAGTGTCGCGTCGGTCGGTACTTTTCGTGTTGATGCCATTGAGATTCCTTTCTCATGCTGCCTGTTCGTCTTCTGTGAGCGTCCATGAAAAGACGGTCGTGTCGGTGGCGTCGTCGTGGCTGACTACCGCCAGATTCGTCGGCGGCAGCGGTTCGGCGGCGATCGTCACCGAGGCGGTCGCCACGGCCGGGGTGATCCGGTTGCCCGCCGCGTCGTAGGCGATCACGCAGAACTCATGCGCCCCGTCGTCGTACAGGCCGGTGACGTACCGGTAGCTGAACGTCCCGAACCCAGCAGGCCCGTAACCCGCAGGCCCATAGCCTGCCGGTGCGCTCAGTACTCCCATGCCCGCCGGCCGTTGGCCTGCCGGACCAAAACCGGCGCCCGGGTGTCTGCCGTCAGGCCAGGCGAGTATCTTGTTGCGGTTAATAGGATCGTCGTAGTCGAAGGCCCCGCCGCTGATGCGATGGTAGATATTGAAGTACCCGCCGAGCCCGACGTGCGTCTGGGCCGGCCAGGTGATCTTCACTTTGCCTTCTGCTTTTATTACGCTCACAGGAGTGCCTCCTGTGAGCTGGCAATTGGCAATTGGCAATTGGCAATTGGCGACGGCCTAACGGCCACGACAACGGCGCGGGCCGCTGCCGTCGTGTTCGTCGTTGCCGTGTTGTCGCCGTTGGTTTTCATGTCGTTGCCAATTGCCAATTGCCAATTCCCAATTGCCATGTCTCTCAAACCACCCCCGCCTTTCGCGTCGAGTCCAGTGAGATGCTCATCGCGTGCTGGGGCCCCAGCAGAAGCGTCCTGCCGACGATCCGGGGATAGACCCTGCGGGCGCCCTGCGTGGCTGCCAGGTCGTAGTCGATCCCGTCGATCCGCGTTATCACGTCGGTAAGGCCGAGGTCCTCGTCTGGCCATTCGATCGGCAGATTGGCCTCCAGCGTCCTGCCCTCGGCGGCGTCCTGGATGGCCGCAGCGATCAGGGAGAGCTTGTTGCCCGCGTCGGCGGTGTCTGCCGGGAAGTCCGACGGGTCGCCCGATTCAAAAATGCTCGATGAGGACCGCCGCCTTGCCGCATCGGCGGCCGAGCGATCGAAGAAGCGTTTGGTTTCGTGGGGCGTCCCGGCGGTGGCCCTACGCGGGGGGTTGACTATCCGCCGCAGCGGGGAGGCAACGCTGCAGGTCAGGCGCATCTTCACCGTCGCGGGCGAGTCGATCAGGCAGCCGATGAGCGTATCGGCCGGATCGGTCTTGTCGCCGGTCGGCTTGACGATCGAGGCGAGATTGGCGGCGGTGAGCTGGACGCCCAGCCGGTCCTTCAGCATGCGAAAACCACTCAGAGGCCGCCAAGTGCTGCCCGAATCGAAACTGACCTGCAGGACCGCCTCCTGTGACGCCCGGCCCGAGGCGCTTGTGCCATGCCTGGTCAGACACGGCCTTGGCGGCAGCGGCATGCGCGGCCAGGTCTTTATCGCCAGGTCAGCCGCTACGCCCAGGTCCCCGCCATCGAGGCAGTTGTACGGCGACCCGGAGTATCGCTTGTCGGAGTTGGCGTCCCAGAGGCGCCCGACATCGGAGTACCGGCCGAACTCAGAGCCGCGAGTGTAGTACCGCTTGACGTAGGTGTCGGTTTCGTTGTCGCTCTCTTCGCCTGGCTTGATCACGTCGGAGGTCGTCACGTTCAGGCGTCCGGGGTCCCAGGCCTGGTAGAGGTCGACTGTGATCTCGACGGTCTCCCGGCCGCCGGCTACAATCGGGGAAGCGACGCACGAGGCGGTCGACTCGGCGATCGTCGCGCCGAACAGGTTGGTTTTTTCCAGGTCGAGCGCCGAGGCGACCTGGTCGTCGTTGTCGTCAACGTCGGTGTCCTGGTGCTTGACCGTCCGCTGTGTACCGGCGCCCCACTTGACGATCGAGATCGCGGTTGTCGGCGGTCCGTCGGCGGCCGGGTTGACGTCCGAGTACGATTCGTACAGATCGTATCCGGCCTGCCTGCAGCATGCGGCCATCGCCGACCAGGCGTCAAGCCCGTCGCAATCGACCTTGACCAGCGGCCCGGGCCCCTTGACCAGATCGACGGTCATGGGATAATTGGTCAGCCACGTCTCGGCCTCGTTGTAGAACGCCTGCAGGTACCTGATCGCCTGCCAGAGCGTCCAGTACTCGGCGTCGGGATCTCCGTCCCAGGTGAAGACGGGCACGGATGTGAGAGTGCCGCCGGCGGCGATCCCGACGCGGTACTGGGATTGCTGGGTGTAGTACTTGCTGCGGTTGGGCAGGCCGCCGGCGTTGAAGCTGCACTTCAGGCCGGTGGCGTGTATCAGCTGCGTCCAGGCGGTAGAGTCCGCCGCGTCGTAGAGCATCTGGCGGCCGTAGACGCACGTGTCGCTCTTTAAGCGGTGGGCGTTGGACATGGCCGTTACGATCACTTCATCGCGGCTGCCGGAGAAGTGCATGTCGTGGTCGACCAGGAAGCCGGTAAAGACGCACGTGCGGTCGGCGGCGGCGGCCTGGTTGGAAGTGACCCGGACGTTATCGTACACCCCGATCATGTTTCGCCACTGCCAGGCGTAGAACCGATTGGCGGCCACCATGCGCAACTTGGCCGAGGTGACATCGGGCGCCAGCCGCTCGATGACCTCGGTGCACGAGAGGTTGCTGTCGGGCGGTTCCCAGACCTGCTCGGGCGCACCGAGCCCAGCGCGAACGCCCCACAATTCGGTGGAGTAGCCGACCACCGGGCGGGTGAGCTTGCGGGTCCGGGTTGTTCGATTGGTGCTCATTTTATTCGCTGGCAGTTGGCAGTTGGGAGTTGGCAGTTGGCTCAAAGGCGACGGCAGTGGCGGACAACGAGTCCGCCGGGCGCTGAGATAAGTGTGCTAGTGATCGCATCGTTTGCTGTGACCTTTCCGCGTGCTCTGCTGTCGTTCTGTCGTTTGGTGTGTCGTTCATGCCGTCGCCAATTGCCAACTGCCAACTCCCAACTGCCATGCCTCTTAAACGATGTCGCCACTAAGTTCGATGATCTCGCAGACGTACTCCTGCCAGATCCCGTGCTTGCCGTCTGAGTCGCGGGTGTAGAGCCTGCGGGCGGCTGGCTGATAGCGGAGGACCTGCAAATGGCTGCCGGTCCGGCCGGTGTCGTCTTCCCAGGTGCATTCGGTACCTGCCGTGATCAGATCCTCGATGGCCGCCTCCAGGGTATCCATCGCAGCATCCGCCAGGGCGCGGGTGTCGTGGCCGGAGACCTTGAGCACGGCCGGCCCGTCGGCGCCGGTGATCCTGCCGGGCCGGGCGCCGACCTGGATCGGCCACGAGGCGGCGCCGGTAGTGCCGACCGTCCGGATCTCCTTGCGCGCGATCGCCCGCTGGCCCCAGTCCCACCGGTGGGACCCGCTGCCGAAGATGTCTGCGCCGTTTACGTTTTCAGCCATGCCTCATTCCATCCCTGTATCCCGCCGCACTCCGGCGGGGTCTGCGTACTGGCCGTTAAAGTGCACCCCGCCGTTATTGATCGTTATGTTTCCGCCCCCTTGTCCCTGGACGAAGCGGAAGGCTTCGCGGACGGCAGGTTCGTTGCCACCGGAGGTCTGGAAGCTGGCGCCGATATCCCCCCGGCTCATCGTGGTGGTAGTGAACTGGCGATACAGATCACCGGCCTCGGCGCTTGCCGCCGCGTCGAGAGACGGATCTTCGGACAGTCTCTTGAGCATCGCCTTAAGGGCCTTGATCATATAGTATCGCTTGGCGCGTTTGTCGCCCCCGGCCAAGTCTTCCAGGACTTCCCAACCGCCAATATCTTCTCCCTCGCCCATCGCCCGGGTTACTTCGGCCTCGGCAAGATCTTCGACTTCCGTCATCAGCGCGGCGCTTTGCGATGCCTCGAATTCGGTGAGTTCTTTTTTCTGCTTGGCGGCGTAAACCTTCGCCGTGTCCGACGAGCGGACCTTGGCGTACTGCCCTTCCACGTCGGCGAACGACGCGGTGCCGGCGCCGGCAAGGAACTTGCGGACGCCCGCCCGCGTCTCGGGGCCGTAGGCCTTGCCGTACAGGGTGGCGATCTCGTCTTCTATGCCGAGGCTCTTGGCCGCCCGCGCCTTTGCCTGCGGTCCCTCTGCGGCGTCGATGACGCTGGCCTGGAAGTCGATGATCTCGGCGGCCGTCAGGTCGTCGAGCTTCTTTCCCGCCTCGGCAGCGTACCTCTTTAGGGCCGGACCCGACTTTCCGGCCGAGCGGATGATCCTCTCCAGGGTCGTCGCCAACTCGCCGGGGTCGGAGATCTGGAACGACATAGCGGCGGCCATCGCCAGGAAGCGGTCGACCGGTATGCCGGACGACTTGACCAGGGGGAGCAGCCTTTTAACGACCTGAGCCAGGCCCTGGTAGTCCACGGCCGACTCTTTGGCGAACGTCCCGACCTTCGCCAGGAAGTCTTTGACCTCGGCGGGTGTGGTAGCGACCCCGGCCTTTACCGAGGCGGCGGCGGTCTCCGAGACGGTCTTGCCCCGGGCCCCGAAGACGCGCATGGTCTTGAAGGCCCCCTCGCCGATCTCGTCGAGGCCGGAGCGATCGAATTCCGTACTCAGGCCGGACTTGAGGCCGAAGTCCGCAGCCCCGGCTTCTTCGGCGTCGATGGTGTACTTCGCGGCGGTCCTTTTCTTCCACTTGACGGTCGCCGCCTCCGACTCACCGCGAACCTGTGCCAACGCGATGGTCGATGGCCTCTGGGCCATGGACGAAAACTCACGGTACGCTTCCCTCATCTTCTCGTGGATTTGGGAGACGTGTTCATACGAAGCCTTAAGCCCCGCGATGATTGCGGCGATGCCCGCGCCGAGGCCGATCTTCCAGTTAGTGAAGGTACTGAGATTGACGCCCATGGCGCCCGTGAAGTCATCCATCCCCTCGGCGGCGTCCACACCGCCGGCCTTGGCGTCACCGCCAAGCTGCTTCGAGGCGTCGGCAACGCCTTTGATGTCCCGCCGGGCCTGCTTGGCCCCGGGTGCGGTGACCGGAATTTTGATGCCCTTTGCCATCGCTTCGCTCTGTTCAGACTGGAGACCGGAGGCCGGAGGTTGGAGTAACGGCCCGGACGCCGAACCTACAGCCTCCGGTCTCCGGCCTCATGCCTGCCTCTTACGCATCCGCCGCCCAGACGATCATGAGTGCCAGGGTGTCCGCGTCGCCGAAGTGGGCCACGCCCTCGATGCCGAACGGCGCGACCTTGCCGCCTCCGTCGCGCTCGGGTATGTCCACGTCGGCCACGGCGTCGATGTAGTTGACGCTCTTGATCGTCGCCTTCTCCAGCGCGCCGGCCAGGCCGATAGTGTCGATCACCGTGTCGGCGGCCGCGTCCTCGAACAGGCCGGTCAGGGCGACCTGGTTGTGGCCGAACAACCGCACCCTGATGTTGTACCCGACGATCGCCGAATCCTCGATGCCGCCGGACTTGGAGTTGAGCGCCGTTCGGGCCAACGGCCGGACGCTTATCGACGCGTGGGTCACCCCGTCGACGCCAGCAGCGTTCTGCGTTGCGCTCCGCAATGCGTAGATTTTCTCGCCTTCATTCGCCATGTCGTTTCCTTTCCGTTGTTACTGATAACTGCTCACTGATCACTGGCCGTTTCACTGGCCGTTACTCGGTCTTTAACGGTCCTTTAACCTGGATATCGATCGTGGCCATTACACCGACCAGCGTCAGGTCGTCGTTTCCGCTGCGGTTGTGCCATGTATCGAAGACGGGCTTGTCGACGTGGCCGCCGATGTCGCCTGCGTCGATCGTCGTCTGGATATTGGCCGCCACGTCGGCGGTCAGGTCGATAGTCGCCTCGTCAACCTCGTCGCCGCCCTTGCGGGTGACCAACTGCACGAGGGCCTGGGCATGCCAGCAGTCGTCGGCCGTCCGCCAGAAGCGGCTGATCGAGATCCCCATGACCGGGGGGTCCTGCTCGGTCTGGGCATTGATCACCTTTCGCTTGATCTCGCGGATCGTGTCCGGCACGAGCGACGCCAGGCCGGTGGCGATGTTGTCGACGACTGTCGATATCTTGTTGCTCATTTCATTCGCTCTCAGCTACTAGCTACTAGCTCCTGGCTTCTAGCTAGAGGCTCGCGGCTAGCAGCTCGTAGCTCTCGCATTAATCCCACTTGCCCATCCACTCTTCCAGAACGTCTACAAACGCGTCGACCATGTCGCCGACGGCGTTTTCGGCGCCGTTGTCGAGCCAATGGAATGCCGGGATCGTTACGCTGGCCACCAGAATCCAGTGGACCTGCATGCCGGTGAAGTCGCCGCGTTTGGTTAGCTTCCTGACCAGCAGCGGCGGCTTGTCTTTGCGGGGGATCATCTCCAGGCCGTCCATGTCCCGCGGCGACTCGTGGCGCTTGGCCTCTTGCGATACGGGGATGGCCAGGGCCTTTGCCCTGCGCGGCAGGATCACACCGCCGTCATTGAGCATCCGGGCATAGTGGGCCGCAGGTGAGTCCGGCGGGATGCCCAGGGCTGCAACCAGGCCGCGACGGTCGATCATCCAGCCGGCCATTGACGCCGCCAGGCCGGATGCCTGGTTCTGCATCGTCAGGCCCAACTGCCCCATAACCAACTGCTCGGTGACGGACTCTGCGCCGACGACAACGGCCGTCTCCAGGCCGTCTGCCATCGCAGCATGAGCCCCGGCGGCCGCGCGGCCGTGGGCGCCGATCGCGGCGTCGGACTCCGGCGTTATTTCGCAAGTCACTATCACGCGAACCGCCTGTATCCCTTCATCGTTGCTGCCACGCCCGGCAGCAGTTTGTCCTGTGCGTAGGCCGAGGCCGATCCGCCCTGGGAGCCGACCGATGTCAGGCCCAGTTGCCCGCGGCGCTGGTAGACGAACGAGGCCTGCTGGATCGCGGCCTCGACTATCTCGTCGGGCAGTTCCGTTTCGCCGGCGCCGGCAACGTCGGCCGGCAGCACGTAGCCGCCGTCGTAGGTGATCTTGATCGTCTCTATGCCCCGCAGCCAAAAACCGATCCGCCTCAGCTCGCCGGTGGCGGCCTTGAACTGATACGACTCGTTGACCACCAGGGCATCCACGTCGGCGTAGGCGCCATACAACGCCTCCTTGATCTCGGTGATCGAGGCGATCGGGTAGCGGGCCACCCAGACGCTTCCCTGCCGGGACTCTTCGACGCTGATGTATTCGACGCGCCCCGAGTCCAGGGCCAGCTGGCGGCCGCAGCCGCCTTGGCCCTGGAGCTGACCGGAAACGCCGGTAATGATCGCCGTCAGGAGAGCATCGCTGTCGCTGTGGGCGACCGACAGTCGGGCCTTCAGTTGTGCGAGGGTGCAGAGCATGGTTAAACCTCGGTGGCAGTTGGCAGATGGCAGTGGGCAGTTGGCGACGGCTTAACGGCGAAACAGCAACATCGCGCGAAACCGCAAGCGGTCGCCGCTGTCGTTGCCTGGTTGTTGCCGTGGGTTCTCATGTCGTTGCCAACTGCCAACTCCCAACTGCCACGCCGTTACGCCTTTTTCGTTTTCTCAATGACTTCGATCTGCTTGTGCTGGACGTGGACGGGCACGAGCGAGATCTCCATCTCGAATTTCTCGCCACGGCCGTAGGTCTTGCCGTTACTCGTGCAGGTCGGGCCGACCACTTCAACGGCGACCATCAGCGCGTTGTCCGACTTGCGGATGGAGGTCTTTGCCGTCTTCCTGATCTGCTCGACCGTCAAGGGCTCGATGTTTTTGTCTACTGTCATCAGTCGTTTCCTTTCCCGGACGCCGGGCGGCCTGGCGGGCGATGATCGCACCCGCCAGGCCCCGTCTCGTCGCTCTCTGGGTTTTTGGAAATAATCTAGGTAATCGCCCGCTGGTGAGGCGGGGCGGTGAAGGTTTCCAGGCCTGAGCCCGGAGTCTTGAGGCCGGAGGTTTTCCCACAGCCTTTGCCGTCACTCCCGCCTCCGGTCTCCGGCCTCGCGCCTGCCCCGACCCGCTTATCGAGCGGGCGGGGGGCCAGTCTGTCTTTGTAGCGGCGGATCATTTCTTCTTGCCTTTTGGTTTCTCGTCGCCTTCAGGCTTGTCGCCACCTTCGGGTTTGTCGTCGCCTTCAGGCTTGTCGCCACCTTCGGGTTTGTCGTCGGCGGGCTCCTTTCCGCCTTCAGGCTCCTCGCCACCTTCGGGTTTGTCGTCGGCGGGCGGATCGGCCGGGGCCTTCTTGTTTGCGGCCGGGCCGAGGATCTTGACGTACTTCGGCCCGAAGGCCTTGGCCAGGTCCCTGGGGATCTCCGCCTCGATCGGCGTGATCTTGGCGGGACGCCCGTGGATTCTGGGCGAGTCGTCGATCTCGGGCCGGATGACAAGGCCCTCGTAGGCAATTGCCTGGAGGACCTTGACTCTTACCATTTTTCTCTCTGCCATCGGATTGTTCCTTTCGCCAGCCGGCGGCCGGGGCGGCTGGCAGCCGCCCCGGCTCGCGGGCCGATGTGGTCTACACGCTTATCACGGGCGGGGCCGCCACGCCTGCGGTGCCGAGGATTATCCAACCTATGGAATCGTCGACGTAGAGCAGCGCGGCGGTATCGCCGGCGTCGGCGAATACGATCGTCGCAAAGCCGGTCTTGGTCGCCGGAGTCAGCGTTCCTTCGCCTCCGCCGGCGGTGACTAAGGTGATAATCAGGACCTGGCCGGGAAAGCCGTTGGCCAGGGTCAGCGCCTCGGCGTCGCCGCCGGTGGTCTTGGTGACGACCGTGTTGGTCACGGGGATCGCCAGCGAATCAGCGTCCGACGCGACCGACGAGCCGGGCGCCCCGTTGAGCTGCGCGGTGGCGTCCGGCAGGGTGATCGTCGCCGGCCCTGCGGCGTTGCCGTTGACGATCGTGGTGGCGTTCGTGCCGGTGGTGATCGGGTCGATCACGATAGACCCGGAAGTCTCGCCGTTGAGTTCCAGGTATCCAGCGCCGACAGCAAACGAGATATCCTTGCCCGCCGCGACGGTAATGTCGCCGTTGAGGGCGATGGCGCCTGTCCCGCTGGTGAACGTAGACGCCCCGGACATACCGATATCCTTGCCCGAAGATACGGTAACATCACCGGCCAGTGTCACCGCCCCGGTGCCCGTGGTAAACGTGTTGGCGCCGCTGATGGCGACCGTCCCGCCGAGTGTCAGCCGCTGCTCGACCACGCCGGGTATGATCGCCACCGTTACCGATTCGTCGGCGCCGGAGGCCGCCGTCAGCGCCACGGCGCAATACCGCTGGGTAGACGCATCGTCGGTGTCCAGGACAAACGCCTTGCCGCCTGTGCCGGCGGTGAGCAGATCCCCGACGGTGATCGCCTCGCCGGAAGTTACCGCCCGCTGCGTGCCGATAGGCGCGTACCTGGTCAGGCCGTTGGCCGAGGCGGCCAGGTCGCAGACGCCGACAACCTTGTCGGTGACTGCCGTTGCCGTGACGATCGTCCCGGCCGATTCCAGCTTGACGAACAGGCCGGCGGTTACCCCGCCGGCCCCGGCCGTCGCGCCCGTCGCGCCGGACAGGGGCGTTACAGCCGCGTGGGTCGGGATGAACGTCGAGGCGGCGAAGATCGCCAGGAGGACGACCGCCGCAAAAAAGATTTTCGTACTGTGCTGCTTCATCTTGTTACTCCTTAAAATTAGCTACTAGCTACTAGCTTCTAGCTGTCAGCTACGGGCTGAAAGCTAACGGGTGTCGTTCCTATGCGGCGGCGGTCTTGGCGACTACGGTCGCATCGGCGTCCTTCTCGGCCGCGTCGGCGTGTGCCAGGCCGCGAAGGACGGTCATATCGTTCTCGAACCGCACGTGCTCGGACTGGTCGATCTGGATATTGCAGAGCATCCCGAAGTAGTGGCTCAGCCGCAGATCGCCGAACGCGCCCCACTTGACATCCGCCGTCGCGGCGGCGGCAGCCGGGAACCTCTGACAGATGCTGTAGGGGTAGTTGTCGATCGTGTTCGGCTCGCCGTTGCCGCCCCGCTCGTACAGGGGCTGGCCGGTGGTCGCCCGGATATTCCGCAGTGTCCGCTCGGCCGAGAGCGACATGTACCACTTGGGGTCAGTGACGTAGTCCTTGGCCATACCGGCGATGACCGAGCCGACCTCCGCCGCCGTATACGTCGCCAGGGTGGTCGCCGAGCCGGCCGTAACCGCCGTCAGGTTGCTGGACTGCAGGAGGCCTGTGATGGTCCCATAGGCGGCCGTCCCGTCGCCGTTGACCAGGGCGTTGTCGAACGCGTAGGCGATCGCCCGGGTGATCTGCCACGCCAGGCGCTGGCCGAGCTGGTCGAGCAGCGTGGGGTTGCGGAAGAACTCGTTAGGCACCGGGGTGATCAGGCCCCACTTGACCGGCGTCAGGGTCACCGTCCCGAAGGTCGGGGTCGATTCGGCCAGGGCGGCGGCGACGGCAACCGGTGCGGCGGTCACTTCGCCTGTCAGCTTGGGGTAGATCGTCTGGCCGGTGGTGGCCAACGGCACGCGGTCGCACTCGGTGAACAGGACGCCGACGGCCTCGACGTGGGCGATCAGGTCGGCCATGTAGATATTAGCCACCAGTTCGGTGCCCTGGGTCGAAACGCCGGGGTCGAGGTCCTTTGTCAACTGCTCAGCCAGATCGCGGGCCTTTGCCGAGACGATCTCTTTGTACCGCGCCGAGTTGCCGTGAACCGCGCGTGCGCACAATGCGCCGAACCCTTCGGCCTGCTGTCGCGTCTGGAAGACGCGGCCCACTCTGCGCAGGTCCATGATATCCCGGCGGCCCATCAGCTCGACGCCGCGATTCGAGACGTTCAGTCCGGCGCGCTCGAGACTGCGGATCTGCGTCGCCTGGGCGTCGATATCCTTGCGGAGCTGGGCGATCGTCTCGATGAACTCCTTGGTGGCCTGGTAGCCGCCTACGTCGTTGTTCTTGATGTACTCGGTTATGGCCCCGAGCGACTCGGCGACGGCCTTTTCGTCCCGTTCGGCCGCGCCGACGGCAATCCGCGTCATCATGCGCTCGAGTAGTTCTTTTAGTTTCGGGTCCAAGGTACTGCTCCTTGTTCTGGTGTTAATGATTAGTGATTCGACAATGCCTCGCTCAGCCCGACCGCAGCCTGGCCGACGAGGTCTTCGCCTTCTTTGCCCTGCTCATCCTGGCCGGCCTCGTCCTCGTCGTCGACGTCGTCGCAGTCAGGGCTTTTTGGTCCCGCGTCGCGTCCGTCGAGGTCTGAGCCTCCGGCAATCAGGAGTTTGATATCTGAGAGTGACTCCTCCACGTCGAAGCGGAGGGATTCCAAGCAACCGATTTTTTCGTCAAACATCTCGCCGATCGATTCGGCGAAGTGTTTCCCAAGCGCGGCGGCGAACCGCTCTACCCGATCACCCCCATCGCCTTCGTCGCCGCCCTTGCTTTCCGTGTCAAAGAACTTGGCCGCGAGGATTTGAATCGATTCGCGATTGGCCGGGCACGGGACGGCCGATATCTCGACCAGTTCGATCTCGGTATAGACGCGTACGCGATCGGTGTCGCTCAGGCCTGCGGCCTTGAATACTTTCTTGAGTTCCGGGAACTCCTTGACCAGATCGGCGACGCTGCCGTAGACCCAGCGGATCGGGTAGAAGCCGATCGAAAAGGCGATCCCCTTGCCGTTGGCGTCGCTGCCCAGCTTCCACCACTCCTCGGCCACGTCGGTTGTCGCAAACCGGAACTTGCAGGGAACGTCCGCTTTCGAGGTACTCAGTTCGATCACCCAGCCGATCTGGGTGGGGCTGGCGTCGCCGGTGCGGTGAGAGTGGGCGGCCAGGAACGGGGCGTTGGACTTCATGAACGCTTCTGCCCGGGCCGCGACGGCCGACGGGAGGATCACTTCCCAGTGGCGGTCCAGATTGATCGTCGAGGCCACGCCGTCGATCGTCCTGTTAGCGATGTCGACGCCCTTGGTGTAGCCCTTCATGAAGCGGCCCTTGGCCTCTTCGGAGTCCTTTTCAATAACGCCCGTTTCCAGGCCTGTTGTCTTGATGTCATCCATTCTTGTCACCGTTGCCGTTCACTTGGGTATTGGATATCGGATGTTGGATATTGGATATTCATCCGTCGCCTTTCTTCTTCTTCCGTTTTGCCAACTGCAGGCACTGGCAGTTGACCGTCTCGCCCGGCTCACCGGCGGAAAAATCGCGTGGGTACATCAGCTTCGCACCGCCGATCTCAAACGGCTGATCGAGCGGGATCGGATTGGTCGCGTACCGGGCCTCGGCCGCCACGTGGCTTTCTCGCCGCTCGCCGGGCCCGCGAGAGTGGACCCAGACCTTGTGTGTCATCCCCGCCTTCTTGTGTCCGACGTGGCGGCTGTGGCTGAGCGTCTGACCTACGGCGTTGCGGGCGGTGACCATCGCGGCCTTGCGCGAGTTGCCCATGATCTCCTGGACGCGCGTGGTAAGCTGGCGGATATCCTCGCCGCCGGCAAAGCCCTCCGTCAGGGCCGCCTTAAGCCGCCCCCGCGTCTTACCGTCGACCAGTGTCGAGACGCGCACCGCATTGGACTTCAGGGCGTCGGTGATCGCCGACGATCCGGCGACCTCAGCGGCCGCGTCGTCGAGGGCGTCGCCTTCGACGCCCGCCTCGGATAACGCCTGGCGGACGCCCAGGCCGGCGGCGTCCGTCAGGAAGGCCCTCACGCGATCGCGGAACGCCCTCTTCGACTTCGGATCGCCGAAGATGGCGAAAAGGATACGGCTGACGGCTGATTTTGTAGCCACGGATGAACCGGATGAAACGGATTTTTTGAGTTCCTTGCGGAGCGATTTAAGAATAGCCGTTTCCTGTCGCCGGTAATGGGCCCGGAGCATCGACTCGAACCGCCCGGCCAGCGGCTTCCAGGACGCCTCCCACGCCTTCCAGATTCGGGTCAGACGGTCGTTACTTGCGGTTTTGCGCGCCGCGGGGACCCCACGGACACTTTTCACGCCGTTTTGCCCCAATTCGTCCGTTTCGTCGTCGTCATCGCTCGGTTCGTTGACCGGTTCGTCGGGCGTCTCTGCGGCCGCCAGGTGTGCCGGCTGGATGTTAAGCGGCAGGAAACCGGCGGCGTACCAGGGCCGCTCGGGCAGGGCGAGGTCCAGATTCTCGATGATATCCTCCATCGGCACGCCCATCTTGAACATCTTGTCGGCAACGGCGATCCGGGCCCGCCTCATCTTCTGGTAGACAGGCACATCTTCCACGTCGGCCCAGGCCTCCAGGTTGCCCTCGAATCGCGGACAGAGATGCACGTCGATAGCCTCTGCGATATCGCCGACCAGCGGCGCTTCGGTGTCCTGCCAGAACCGCTCCATCTCGTTGTCGGTGTAGGCCGACGAATCGCCGGAGGTCCCGAAGAACCCCGCGACGGTGGGCGGCACGCGGTAGACGGCGCAGACCTCCACGCGAGAAAGCTGCTTGCCCTCGGCGTAGACCATTTCCTTCAGCGTCTTGGCGACGGAATTGTGTTTCAGGCCACCCCAGAGGATCGCAAACTTGTTGGCGTTGAGAGGTCCGCCGTGCCTCTGGACCCAGGAGGTGCGGATTTGATCATCCAGCACCTTATCGAACGGCGCCTCGGTTTCCAGGGTGGTCCCGGGCTCGCACGAGTTGTGGAACATCGCCGCGTTATACGTGCTGGCGTTGTAGTCGCTGGCGATCGCCAGGCGGGCGGGGATGTGCGGGGCCAGGCCGCCGTGCTTGTCTTCGGGATTGAAGATCGAAAAGGTAATGCACTCATCCAGCGTTACCGGGTATTCGCCGCCGTGGGGGTCGCGGAACTTCCAGCCGACCAGCCGCTCGACCAGGCCGGACTTATCAACCACGGCCGTCGACCTGTGGCCCGGGACGGCGTACATCGAAACCGGCCTGCAGCCGATCATCTCGTCGAACAGCCAGTGGACCGATCCGTAAACGTAAAGGTACGTGACGGTCTCCCTGATGAACGGCGACCACGTCTGATGGGAGTTGGGGCGCTCCAGCAGCGCGTGCAGATCGCCGGTCTCGATGATCTCGCCTTCGGCGGCCTTGTGGACTGACGCCCTCTTGGCGAGGCGATCGGCCATCTTCCTGCGGTTGCGGCCGCCTCCGCAGCGAACGTGCTTGTGCCCCCAGACGCTTCGCGTACCGGACGCTTCGCCTCGCGAGAGCTTGATCGGAACGCGGGCGGCGTTGATCGACAGTGCACGAATGCACGCGTTGGACCATATATACTCGTTATACGGCGACGACGGCCCGCCGAGTTGCGAGGCGGTGCCCGTGGCCTGGCCGGAGAGCCACCGCGCAGCCCAACCCGAGAGGGTTTCCTTTTCGACCGGGACCGGCGAGCCGCCTGCCATTTCCGCCAGGGCCGCCGCGTTGTCGATTGTATTTTGTGCTCTAGTGGTCATCTTGTTATCAGCCCACGCTGATGTACGGTTGTGGTGTTGCGGCGCCTGCGGCGTGGCGGGCCAGGCCCAGGCCCCAGAAATGATCGCCGTGCCCGTCAGTGCTTCGGGCGGCGTCGAATCTCGGGTGGCCGGCGGCCAGCGTCATGCGCACCGAATGGAGATCCCTGCGGATATCGGGATCGTCTGGGATGCGGATCAGTGAGTCCTCGAACAGCCCTCGCATGGGGCTGGCGATTTCATCCTTGCTGCCCAGGGTGAACTTGACGCCCTCGCCCTTGCCGGTCCGCTCGACGGCCTGGGCGATCTGGGCGCCGACGCCGGTGGCGTCTATGCACGCCCGGACGACTCGCGGCCGCCTGACGACATTCAGGATCGCCTCTTCCTTGACGCTCAGCGGTTCGTCGGTGAACTTCAAGACCTGACGGGTCCAGAGCACGTCGCCGACGCGCTCGAGCAGCCAGACCGTCGTCGGGTCGTTGACCTCGCCGATGTCGGCGCCGA